TTAGTAAACTTTTCTTAACCTACGAGCTGGAACCACCTCTTACCCGTAGAACTTATAAGTGTTTAGTTATATATGTTTGCGGTTGTCCACCACGAAGGTTTTTCTCGACCTTTCTCCCATTTTGCATAAGTCTTTTCTGCTATGCAATAGTTTCTATAAGATTCGATTGGGTCATCACATTTGTATTTATCTGGCATAGCAAGTGCAACAGGTGTCATAGGCCCAACGACTATGTTTCTTGGCAAACTGCTTAAAGACCAAGCAAGTTTTTCATAACTAGCGTGATCTTTGTCATATCGATAGTAATATTCTAATGACAGCGCAAGAAAGTGTTTAAGTAACCAGCCGTAGTTGCCAGATGTTTCTCTAGCCCACATCGTACAAGGGTGGTTCATGTATGCTTTTTGATATAATCCTACTTCGTCTGCGTATCCATCTCCGTCTAATATGCGATGCGCAGTACATAACATTTGGGCGGTTTCTAACGGCATTTTTACCAACATTTTGTCGGGTTGCATTTCAGCTGCGCGCCATGGATCTTCGTCGAAATAAAATATGTTCATGGACTAAGTATATAAAATTAGTCCCATACATACAAGTATAATTGTGGATAAAAATACGTCGAGTAGGAATTGTACAATTTGACGTTCGTTGAGTTTTTTAGGGACGAAGGACCAAGGACTTTTGGTCATTTTCCAGAGTTTTCTTGCTATTTCCATGAGGTGCGCTCCAATTTATAGGCATAAAAGTTTAGTTTCTAGGGGTTTTGTGTTGATTTGTCCACCGCACCTCAAAAAAACGCAGAAGTTCACTAAAAGTTAGGTGAAAATCGACGTATGGTACGCCTGAAACCCTTTAAAATCAAGGGGTCTTGTTTTCCTATATAGACAACTACAACCTAACCTGAACTTCTATTTCTGGCTTTTTACAAAAAACTAATCAGAAATTTTTTTCAAAAAGTGAGGTGCGGAGGTGCGTTTTGAATGAAACCCTTTGTTTATAGGGGTTTTCACCTAACCTGACTGAGGTGCGGTGGAGGTGCGGTGGGTGCGGTGAAAGTTCTTTACTTTTTTTTACTTTGATAGGTATAATCGGCTAATGTACACAATTGGGAACAAAGAAATTACTGTGTGGTTTTCTTGTGGCGCAGCTTCCGCTGTAGCGGCCAAAAAAACCATAGAAATTTACGGGCCTAAAAACAATATTCGCGTGGTCAACAACCCAATAAAAGAAGAACACGAAGACAACCAAAGATTTTTAAAAGATGTTGAGGAATGGCTTGGAATCGAGATTGAATTTGCAATCAACCCTAAATATCCAGACTGCTCAACTGAAACAGTCTGGCAGAAAAGAAGATTTATGTCTGGAACCCTGGGTGCACCATGTACTTTACACCTTAAAAAGAGAGCAAGACAGTATTGGGAGGCTAACAACAAATCAGACCATCTTGTTCTTGGTTTTACAGCTGACGAAGAAAAGAGAGCTAGTCGATTTGCTCTTACAGAAAGGGCTAATTTAATACCTGTATTGGTTGACGAAAACATAACTAAACAAGATTGTTTTGATCTTTTGCTTTCAGAGGGTATTGCTCTACCAAAAATATATTCACTAGGTTATCCAAACGCGAACTGCATTGGTTGTGTAAAAGCAACTTCTCCTACATACTGGAACCTGGTTAGAGAAACACACCCTGATATATTTCAAAGAAGGGCAGAGCAATCCGAAGAAATAGGAGCTAAATTGGTGAGACACAAAGGTAAAAGAATTTTATTAAAAGATTTGCCAGCTGACGCAAAAGGCAGAGACTTGAAAAAATTTGATTTTGAATGCGGTATTTTCTGCGAGGAGGAAATATAAAATGCCAAAGGGAACATCAGGAAACTTAAAAGGTCGAAACGACAAACATTTAACTCACAAACAAATTAAGTTTGCGAAAGAGTTTGTCTATAACGACGGATCTAAAACACAAACCGAGTGCGCCATTGCAGCTGGGTACAGCAAAGAAAGCGCTCATGTCAGAGCATCAGAACTTTTAAACCCACAAAAATACCCTGTTGTAGTCAGGTATATAAGAGAACTCCAAGCTGAAGTAGATCGTAAATACGAAGTTACATTTGGTAGGCATGTTAGAAAACTAGCAGACATTCGAGACCAGGCCTTAGAAAAAGGTAATTTGACTGCTGCTGTGTCAGCTGAAGTGCAAAGAGGACGAGCTGCGGGACTTTATGTTGAGCGTAAGGAAATCCGTACAGGTTCTTTGGATTCTTTATCTGAAACTGAAATCAAGAAAAGAATTAAGGACCTGTTGTCAGACTACAAACCTCTCCTGGAAGCAGAAGAGGCTGTGTTTACTGAAGGTTCTGATTAGTCCTGTTTAATAGTCTTATGGCTCTTTTTGCCAGCTTGTGTGCCTCTTTCTCAATTTGAGTACAAAGCCTAACTTTTTGTCCATTAGAACTAATTAACAAGTATTCATCAGGTTTCTTTATCAGTCGGTAATCCTGCATCATTTTCACCTTGTTTTTCTATGAGAAGTCTCAACCTTGCTAAGTACCATTGAGCCTTCTTTAAATCTTCTATACCATTTTTATGCTCGTAACGCCATAAATATTTGATAATATTTCCTTTTAAATAAGCTCGAAACCCCTCTGGTGTCATGCTTGCTTCAATAGCTCTAATACACTCTATCCCTCCTTGATTATAGTGAGGAGGTTTGTTTACCATGTCAGTCATTTTAAGATTCGCCGTTAAATTTTTCTCGTAACCATTCAGGATATTTTCTGTAGTAGTCAAACACGTTTCGATATTCTCTTTGTCCGTGTTCTCTTCTTTCTCGACAATTGCTGTCGTACATTTGTTGGACAAAGTAATAGAATTTAGGGTCTTCCTGAAGGTCTTGGGTCATTTTTTCCCACTCACTCTTTCGCCATATTTTTGTCATTTTTTCTTTGGTATTGTTTGTATAGGCCCGTTTTTAATTTTGTAGATTTTCTGTTTAATCCAATCAAACAAATTAAAAATAGGGTCTAGGATTTTAGTTATTAGTTTCATGTCGGTGTTGCGTCTATCCAATTAGGCTCACAGGTGTTGCAGCACTCTGGGGTCCCACAATTTGTATGTATTTCTCTTTGTTTCCAGTACATTTCTCTAATGTATTTACCCAAAGCAGCGTCATTAGGATATTCCATAACCAGCTGGTTAAGTTCTTTTAACCCTAAAAATTGATGTTCTTTGTCTCTAACCTTCATTAATCAAACCCGTAAAATTTTCTGGGACCAGCTGGCATTTTATCATAATCTTCTTTGGATATTCTTTTACCCTCATAAAAATGAATTTTGGTCCATTCACCATTCTCTATAATTCTTTTGGTTGTGTTCCGCACACTTCCGTTAGACTCAAACAACTCTTCAACAAAGTTTAAAACAATGTCGTTTAATTCTTTCCTGGTCAAAAGTTTTTTGTTGGTAGTGTTGTTGTATTTTTGAGCTATATTCAAACGTTGGTCGTCCGATAGCTTTATTGAAATATTTGTTTTCATGTTATTTTCCCGTTAAATAAAAACCGCACCAAACAACTGAGGCACACATAAAGGATTGCGCAACAGCTGTGGTGTAGTTAAGTGAAAAAAGGTTATTAAAAGCTCCTAGTAAATATAGAAAATACAAATCCTTCTTGATTGGCAAAGTAGATAAATCTAACCACACCAAACCAAGAACGATAAGTATTAAACCAAGTAACCGCAACATCAGTTTTGCGCCTTTTTATATATTACTTTTGCTCTGCTGATAAGAATTTGGCTGACCCTAGCATCTTCGCTAGGATCAATCCAAGTTATCTCACCTGTTGTTGAGTCTTTTTCAAACAGAACCTTACCTCTGCCCCAACCCAACATAACAGCACCTTTGCTTTCATCGTCTGTAGAATAAACAACTTCTTTGCGAGTGCCTGGTTTGTAATATTCAGCCATTGGACACCTCCTCTACAAATTCAATTTCCTCAGAATAAGTGTCTTGATCTTGGGAATCCCACTCAACCATAGGCTCAGAGTCACAGGCAATATTTAATGCTTCCTGTTCATCTTTAGCCTCAACCACTTTTTCTACTTTATAGGTGTAGCTACTTTTTACTTTAAATCTTTTCATCACACCACCTCCTCAAGAATCGCAACTTCTGAGTTCAAAAGCTCATTGTCGTCTAGGTCTTGTGTTTTTCTTGGCATAACTCCAACAACCCCATTCGGCGTTTGAAAGATATTAACTTTCTCTGCACTAGATCGAAGAAGCGTGACTGAATCGTTTGACCCTTTTAATACAAAGTCCTTTAACAAAGCCAAGTATTTTGGATCAAAACTTACATTTTCTTGATGCTCAACTTCTTGCTTAAATATCTGTTGCCAGTCAGGAAAAGTCCCTTCAATGGTTTTTACAAAAGTCGTATCGTCGTTGTATCGAATAGAAACACCACCTTGTCCATCTTGATCCTCAACATCAATTCTAGCTTCACTAGTTTTCTTTAGTTGAGTAAAGATTGGTTTAATCCTAGATGAGTTTTCTTGATAAATGTCTATCATTACACTATCAAAATCCAAGTGAGGTATTGCAAAAGGATCTGTGTAACAACAAAGAACATGGCCATTGGTAGATACAATGTAAACACCTCCCTCTTCTCTGCGTTCAACAAACACACTTCTTAAATAAAAGCGTGGGTCTTTTGGCTTAGCTGCAAAAGCGCAAGCTCTGGCTAACATTTCGCCGTTTAAGTGTTTTACTTTATTCATAATTAACTCCCATAGTTAAGTTTGTTTTTACAAGTAGTGCCAACCGAAGAAGACACTACCCGTCGTTTATCCGTGTAGAAAATTATTTCTCTACACTACTCAAGTCTATCAAACCTATCTTATATATCAAGTTCTTTTTTGTTTATTCTGATACACTCGACTTACTGTGGCTAAAAAAGAATCTTTATTTTGGAAAAAAGTCAAAACGAATTTGAAGTCGTTTCGGCTGATACGCATTGAATCATGGGTTAATCTCGGTATTCCCGATGTATTGGGGGTGTCCCCAGCTGGCGTGTACTTTACTGCTGAACTTAAAGTAACCCAAAGTAATAAAGTTTCGCTATCGCCGCACCAGATCGCATATCACGAAGAGAGAGCAAATGCGCCCGCTTTTATCCTGGCACAGGCCCTCCGCCCTTCTACCCCCAGAAAATTCACGATGCACCTCTATCATGCGTCCCAGGTCGAGTCGTTGGTCGTCCATGGGCTAAAAACAGAACCTATATGGACGGGGGACCAAGGTTCTTGGGCCGTGCTCGAAGAATCATGGGCAAAGGCTGTGGATAACTTTCCCAAAGATTGTGAATAACCTGTGGATAACTGCTTGCTTGTCTGTTCTGACAAAAGAGCTGCCGTCCCTGGCCATCCTGGCAGCGTCATCGCCGTGCTTGCTTGTCTGTTCTGACAAAAGAGCTGCCGTCCCTGGCCAGCAGCTGGTGAACGAAACGTAGCTATTGGTGCTTGCTTGTCTGTTCTGACGAGGTGTCAGAGCTGCTGGCCATCCTGGTGCGTGCTTGCTTGTCTGTTCTGACAAAAGGGCGTCTTCCCTGGGCAGCCTGGCGTGCTGGACCGAAGGCTGGGTGCTTGCTTGTTTGTTCTGACAGGAGAGCTGGCTGTGCCAGGCGTGACGGCTTCGGTGCGTGCAACACAGCAGTTGGTGAAAAAAGTTTTGTATTTTTATAGAATATTTTGTATAATAACGGAGTGGTTTGAATAGAATACTTCAGAGTGCAAGTGATTAATGGACAGACCGAACACCGATTTAGGTTTCACCAACAGGAAGTGGCATAGGTATCTGTTTAAACTACAAGTCCAGAAGCTAAGTTGGACTATAAATATAATAGCAAAGAAGCAGTTTGGTAGTCTGCTATATCAAAACTACCATAACTTAACAATAATAAGGAGAACGATATGGGAATGGACGTTTACGGATTAAATCCAACAACCGAAGCACCACCACAACCTGACGAGAATATGCCAGAAGCGTGGAAAGAAAAAGCATGGCAAGACTATTTCGATGGTCAAGCTAAAAGCGGTCAATACTTTAGAAACAATGTTTGGTATTGGCGACCACTTTGGAACTATGTTTATGAACTTTGTTCTGAGGTTCTTAGTGAAGATGACTACTCTTATGGACACGAGAATAGTGGACACGAGATCGATGCGGAGACTTGCAAATATATTGCCAACGCTTTGAAGATCGAGTTAGACAATGGTGGCGTAGAAAGCTACAAAGTTCTTTATGATCGATCCATTGAAGCGTTGCCGAAACAAGTCTGTCATTGTTGCAAAGGTGATGGGAAAGGTGCGCACTATTCAGAAGGCAAAGATACTTGCCACGTCTGCGAAGGTTCTGGAGAGGTTGAGAACTCTGGCAAAAACTATCCTTTTGAAGTGGACAATGTCAAAGAGTTTCAACACTTTGTTGAGAACTGCGGAGGGTTCAGCATCTGCTGACCACCGCCCAAGAACTACCGAGCATCGTCCAAGCCGCTTGGTAGTTCTGCTGGCGCCCTAGAACAGACTGCTTGCTTGTCTGTTCTGACAAAACCAGGAACTGCCAGGGCCAGCAGGCTGCGATGGAAGAATGGTCAAAATAAATGTTGACTTCTATAAGATATTTCGTATACTAGATACTTAACTAATAACAAGGAGATCGTCATGGACGAATACGAAAAAGAATATGAAGAAGTGTTTAAAATTACACAAACATCTATGGAAGCATTGGGTGATACTATGCTGAGTCTTACCAAAGAAAGAGGTGAGAAAACAGGAGAGTCAACCGATGCGCAGATGTTGATAGAGCACTTAGTCAAACACATGTGCGGGTTTATTCTCTGTGCTTTAGCAGATGATCGTAAAGAAAGAGAAGAAGCGATGGACATAATAAGGGAGGCAGTCAGACATGCCGATAGGTATGCGCTGAAGGCTTTGGACGAGGCTGACGCAAAAGAAGCAAACAAATCAACCAAACACTAAACGCCTCCTTGTTAGTGTGAAAGGGCTATCTTCGGGTAGCCCTTTTTTGTGCTTGAGTCCTTTGTCCGTCGACCAAGAACAGACGCTTGCTTGTCTGTTCTTTCTAAAACTGTTCCTGCTGGCCATCCTGGCAGCTGGCGTGCTTGAATACCTGGTCCGTCGTCCTAGAAGAAACATGCTTGCTTGTTTCTTCTATCTAAAACTGTCCCTGCTGGCCCTGGCAGCTGGCGTGCTTGCCTCTTCCGCCGAGGACAGACAAGCAAGGACGGGCCAGCATGGCTAGTCGAAGCGAAGCGCTTGCTTGTCTGTCCTTTCTAAAACCCTGCTGGCCCTGGCAGCTGGCGTGCTTGTTTCTTCGGTCGAGGACAGACAAGCAAAGGGCGTTCCAGGCCCACTTGCTTGTCTGTCCTTTCTAAAAAGATCACGGCCCTGGCGCTGGCAGCTGGCGCAGGACAGACTGCTTGCTTGTCTGTCCTGTCTAAAAAGTTTTGCCAGGGGGCTGCGCAGGAGACGGGCGAAAAAAAACGCCCTCTTTCGAGGGCGTTTCCACTTGCAACAGATTGTGGTGAACTATTAGGGGACTAATCCTTTGTTGCAAGTATTCCAAGAATGGCGATAATCATCGCCATAACAATAGCGAACTCCATCATTGTTGATTCTCCCATTGGTTTATGGTTGCTTCGGCAATCAGATCAATAGCGAACTCACGATCACAATGGAATGTAATCATTACAGCGTTGATTTTGATTTGCATTTCGGTTGAAGTGTCAGAGCAGACCTCTTCGTAGATCTTTTCTCTCATCATTTCGTGTTCTAAGTGTGACATATTGTCCTCCTTTGTTTTAGTTCATATACAAGACTATCAAACTTATCCCATATATGCAATACCAAAGGCTGTTGTATAAAAACAACAGCTGTTGTATAAAAACAAAAAACAATATAAGATAAATATTGACATATACTATACAATCATTAGAATAGTATATGTAACTAATAACAAGGGAGGCTAATATGCCACAAGATATAACAAACCCATTAAACCCAGAAGCTGAAACAACAGTAACAAGAGTAAACGACAGCATGGATCCAAACATGGCTTTATTAACTGCTGATGTGACCTCTGACGATGTGATACTTATCCAAGCACTTATCAAAATGTTGGTAAGACAAAGGAATGGACAAGCGACAGACGAAGAAGCTAGATTATTGTCCGATGCTAAGCAAGCAATACTTCAAGGATATATGGAGTATCACGACGAAATCGTTGCGGTTGTTTATGGTGAGAATTACACACGAAGGAATGGAGGTGCAGAATGAAAATGTCTGACCTACACATCGAACAAATGGAGAGGGACCAAAGTCCCTCTACCATTCAAATAGAAACACATGTTCCAATACCTGCACAAATTCGTGGCAAAACCCGTGTCTTGAGTTCTGATGAAAAGAAGTTGATTCAGAACATGAAGGTAGGTGATTCTTTTCTTGCACCCGATCACATGATCCAAATACCTAAAAAAGGACCGAAGTATCCGTATCTCAAACAAACTGTGAGGGAGTTTTTTAGGGAGTCCAATCGTGAATGCACGAGTCGTCTCTCTAAAGAAGGGCTTAGAGTTTGGCGCGTACAATAGGTTGTCCAAGCCTTAGAGCCTTTGCCGAGCGTACATGGTAACCAAACCAACAACGACGGACAAAGGCTCTTAAATTTTCGCTAGTTTGTTTTAATCGCGCCCTGACAAGCAAGAAAATGGGGGGGATGAATCGAACGAAGTGAGATGACGCCGTAGGCCATCCCCCCCATTTTCTTGCTTGTCTATCTTTTTCTTTAGAGAAGAAAACAGACAGGTACAAAATATCCAGAAAATTTGACATTTTGCGACCCCCCTTATATAACAAAAAGGGTTAGGAGTCCCTGGGCCACCGTCAAATTTTATATATGAAAAAAACTTGCATCACTTGTAATCGAACACTTCCACAATCGGAATACACCAAGAAACGTAATGTCTGCAAACGGTGCACCTCTTTTCAAAGAAACGTTGCAAGGAACCATACGCCAGAATCATATCTTGCTGTGGTGTATCACAAATTAAAAACAGCAAGAACAGACATGGAGTGGGATATTGATATGGACCACATAAATAAACTGTGGCACAAACAAGAAGGACGCTGCGCGTTATCTGGAATATTTATGACGTGGCATGGAGGCGAAGGACGACAGGATCTTAATGCCAGTATTGATAGAAAAGATCCTAACAAAGGATATATAATAGGCAACGTGCAATTAGTGACACAAAGAGTCAACACCATAAAACACACACTAGGAGAAGGTGAGCTTTACTGGTGGTGCAAAAACATAGTACACAACAAAGAAAATGCCAATTAAATTTAAACCCTCAGAAAAAAACTATGATCGTAGAACTGGAAAGACTACGGTAGTGCACCATTGGATGAGAGGAACACCGACCAAGGACCTGCTAGAAGCGCTTGAAAAAGAAAACACCAAGCCAAAAGTAAAACATAAAATAAGATTAGAATTGTTTCGCAGAAAAAAAAGTGGTTAACTATGGATATTGATTTGGAACGTTTGGCGGAGCAATACCCGGACGCAACGAAAGAACTCATTGAATTGACAGAGGCATTACGCACCAAACAACTCCAACGCAATGGCGCAGAAAGCTTTCTGACGTATGTCAAACACATGTGGCCAGACTTCATTGAAGGACGCCACCATCAGATTTTCGCTGAGAAACTTGAACAAGTTGCTCGTGGCGAACTAAAACGTTTGATTATTAACATGCCACCACGTCATACAAAGAGTGAGTTCGCATCCACATATTTTCCTTCATGGATTTTAGGTAGAAATCCAAAACTCAAAGTCATGCAAATTACACATACAGCAGAACTGGCTTTTCGTTTTGGTCGAAGAGTCAGAGACTTGATTGATTCTGAAGAATATCAAGCAGTTTTTCCAGGGGTGGCGCTTAAAGCAGACAGCAAATCGGCAGGACGTTGGGAAACCAGCGGTGGGGGCGAAGCGTTTTATTCAGGTATCGGCGGTGCCGTGACTGGACGGGGTGCGGATTTGCTGGTTCTCGATGACATTCACTCGGAACAAGACGCATTATCACCCACAGCACTGGACAACGCATGGGAATACTACAGTTCTGGACCGCGACAGCGTTTACAACCTGGTGGGGCTATCGTAATTGTGATGACAAGATGGTCGACCAAGGACTTAACAGGCAGATTATTGGCAAAACAGACGCAAGATCACGCAGATCAGTGGGAAGTTGTGGAGTTTCCAGCCATTTTTCCAGAATCAAACAAACCTTTATGGCCCGGTTACTGGAAAATTGAAGAATTAGAGGGTGTAAAAGCGTCTA